TGGGAGCATTATTAGAATCAGGTCTTGTTGGTAACATTGGTTTGAAACACCTTAAAGTTATCAAAGAAGACACAATTAACAAATGGGATAAATTAGGATTCCTAGATGGTCTTAAAGGACACATCAAAGAGAACATGGCTCAATTATATGAGAACCAAGCATCTCACCTTATTAACGAAGCAGCGTCTACAGATAGTTCAGGTTCTTTCGAAACTGTAGTTTTTCCTATCGTAAGACGTGTATTCTCTAAATTGTTGGCTAATGATTTAGTATCTGTACAAGCAATGAACTTACCTATCGGTAAATTGTTCTACTTTGTACCTAAGATTCAAAATTACAACACAGCAACTGCATATGACAATCCTCACTATGCACCAATCGGAGCACAAAACGGACCGACAGTTGCAGAAGCACAAGCAGGATATCCAGCAACTGCTAAAAATTTATATGATAGATTTTATGAAGGTACTGAGCCTGAAATGGACCCAGCAGGTTTATGGGATTATTCTAAAGGTGCTTATACGGCTATCACTAAAGCGGCTGTAACTTATGTATGGTCAAGTGGACAATTAGTAGAAGGTGCTTACACACTTACTAACGGTGGTACTGTTGCCGGAGCGACTACAGGTGGTCCTGTTCACAGAAAAGCTATTATTGCCCTATCAGGTTTTACATCAGGAGGTGCTGGTAAATTGATTGGTCCTGATGGACAACTTATGGATAATGAGGCATTCTTATCTGATTTAAGAGTTAAAGCAGTTCAAACTACAGGTGCTTTCTCAGGATTAGGTACTGGTGACCTTTTATTTAGAGTTGTTACTCAGAAATATGGTAAAGGTATCGTTCAGTATGGTACTCAAACTACTACTACATGGCCAGGTACAGGAAACGGTGGTTCTTATGATAATCTTTGTGATGCAGCGGGTATTATCTATTTAGAGGTTGATTGTCAAGTTCCTGCAGCAATAGGTGCAGCATCTTTAGATGGTTATTCAGGATTTACATTACCATCATCGGCTACAAACACAGCTGGTCAATTCGAATGTTACTACAGAATCTACCAAGAATTGGAATTCGAAGACAGAATTGGTGAAGTTTCTTTTGACCTTGAGTCAGTTACTGTATCTGTTACAGAAAGAAAACTAAGAGCACAATGGTCTCCTGAATTAGCACAAGACGTTTCTGCATTCCACAACATCGACGCTGAAGCTGAATTGACAGCTTTATTATCTGAGCAAGTGGCGGCAGAAATTGACCGTGAAATTTTACGTGACTTACGTAAAGGTGCAGCTTGGACATTACGTTGGGATTACAACGGATGGAAGAGAGGTACTACGGCTAATCCATTAACTCAATACACTCAAAAAGATTGGAATCAAACTTTGATTACAGCAATCAACCAAATTTCAGCACAAATCCACAAGTCTACACTTCGTGGTGGAGCTAACTGGATTGTTGTTTCTTCTGAGATTTCAGCTATCTTTGATGACTTAGAATACTTCCACGTATCTAACGCATCTCCTGAGCAAGACCAATACAACATGGGTATTGAAAGAGTTGGTACATTAGCTGGTCGTTACCAAGTTTACCGTGACCCTTATTTCCCACCAAACACTGTATTGTTGGGTCATAAAGGTACGTCATTGTTAGACACAGGTTACGTTTACGCACCATATGTTCCTCTACAATTAACACCTACAATGTATAACCCATTCAACTTCACACCTATCAAAGGTATTATGACACGTTACGCTAAGAAAATGGTTAACAACCGTTTCTACGGACGTATCACAGTTGATGGAGTTAGAACGTTTGACTTGAGAGAATTGAGATAATCAATTAAAAACAGAATAAGAAAAGGTCAGAGTAATCTGACCTTTTTTATTTTATGGATATTTATTGATATGAGAAGAAAAATTAATGAGGCGACAGTTACAGGAGGTTCGAGAGGTAGTTATATAGCTCCGTTAATGCCTGGTGAAAGATATTTTAAAAAAAACGTTTTAGCCCCATTTACAATTGAGGATTCAAAATATAAAAGTCCTGATTTACAATATGATTCATACGACGGTAAAATGGAGAGAAGTAAAAAACAAATAGGTAAAGAAGAAAAAATAGCAAACAAAATATACAATTTTATTAAGTATCATCCTGATGCCACTTATAGTGACACTGAGGGTAATCCAATTAATCAATTTCCAGGTAAAAATAAAAATATTGTCCCAATTAAAGAATGGGTTGAATTAGATAGTATTAATTTAAACGAGACATCAACCTCAACAAGTGCTGGTATTTACAATGGCCCCGTCGCTATAGGTTTAAAAAAATGGAAAAAAAATCAATTAGAACCATATACTGAATTTGTAGATAGTACATTTAATCATAGTAAAAAACAAAAAACACTTAAAAACAATAAAAAAGGATATGTTGGTCATTGGGAACCTAATAAAGATGGTTCTTATAAACTAGATAATCATGAAGCCCACACAATAAATGAAGATTTAGCTGTTTGGTTTGGTACTAAAAAAAAACCAAAAGGTTCTAAACAACCTAAAGGGCCTTGGGTTAATATTTGTAGAAAAGTGGATGGAAAACACCCACCTTGTGGTAGACCCGACACTTCAAAAGGTGCGTATCCAAAATGTAGAGCGGCTGGAGTTGCTGGTAAAATGAGTGATTCCGCTAAAAAAGCGGCATGTGCTCAAAAAAGAAAGGCAGAAAAAAATGACCCACAATCGGGTAAAGGTCAAAAACCAGTAATGACTTCATACAAACCAAAAAAGAAAAGGACCCAAAATGAGTCCTTAGAAATTATAATTAGAAATATATTAAGTTCACTTTAACAATAAGTTCCTGAACATCTTTTTTTACCATCAAGACCTTTTATTTTTCCTTTACAAACTTGTATTGCATATCCATTCGCATATGCTGAAGGGTAAACATCAAACTTAGATTTAGCCGCGGCTTTACCACGGGCACATAATTTAGTACCTGTTTTCTTACGACCTTCAGACATAACCATATCTTTATCATCTATATTCATAGAAAGTTCCATACCATCTCTTTTTGATTCATTCATAATAAAATCAAATACTTGGTCCATATTATTTTTTGCTTCAGCTATATGGTCCTGAGCCCAATCATGACCATCATCTAAAATACCCTCAACCATAGATTGGTCTAAATCTAATAACAAGTCACACTGTCTTCTCATTTGTTCTAAATTTGAAAAGAACATATATCTAGTAGACCTCATGTCATGGTCTTCTTTTAATACTTTTCTAATTATTCTGTCTAAATTTCTCATAATTATTTTTTATTTACAATTTGGAATTGGAGCTCCCTTTTATAAGTATCTACATTTCTATCTGAAACTACCTTTAAATCTATAAAATATTCGTTAGGAATTTTATCTGTCGTATCAAATATGAAATAGTAGGAATCAGGAGTCCTGTTTATTCTTGTCCAATCTTGAACTTGGACTTCAGTATTACCCCCCTCTTTAACATATACCCTATAATATGCATCAACACTATTCAATAGTTTATTTGGGCTATACGCTTGTTTAATGGTAATGTCTACTTTTCTAACGTCTGTGTTTAATATTTGTTCGTTTTGTTTAATACCACTATAAGAGAACCCGTATATTTTTGGACTGTTCGTGGTTGAACCAATTGTATAGTTACCATTTTTGGAAAGTAATACAAATTCATTTTGTACACTTGTAATGGATGTAGAATTAATAGATAACCCTTTCCATAGGTCGTAATATAAACAAGGGATTGTTGTTCCTGTTAATCCACTCACAACTACTTTATATACCCCTTTTGTGACTTGACACGTCGTTAAACCTGTGAATCCTTGTACTGGGGTTTCATTACTATCTAAAATGTCTACAGTGGGGTTAGAATCCAAATTAACTGCGTTTCCATTTTCATACACATACAAATATAAATTATTTACATTTCCTGCATAAAAAGTATTTCTATCGTCATCGATGTAATCATTGTAATTTGTTTCTAAAAATGGTTCGTAAAATGTTTGTGTATGTGGAGAAAAGAAACCTACAGAATAATTTTCAGTTAATCCTGAAATGTTTTCAACTGACGGTAAATAAGATATAATCCATCCAGCGGGCGCTGTCCCTCCTGTTAAAATTGAATTAATTTCATTTGTCATGTCAAACTCAATGTTCTCATCACCAAATTCAAAGTGCTGTGTATCCACAACAGTAAGTGCCGAATAATTTAGTCCTGTAAGACCTGTTAAAGAATTTGTATTATTATAAATTCCAGGTGTCGACCAACCCGAAATTGTAGTTGCTTGATACCAATTTGAAGGTCTTTGAGAAAATGCCCTATCGTTTAGGTTGGTAATACCAAAATCATAATAATCATAACCTACACCACTATCCCAACTTTGTGTAATTCCGGTAGACCCTGAATACTTAGGTATTCTTAATAGTTGTAAATCAAATGATGTTGCTCTTCTTCTTCCGTTACTTGTTTTGTCGTTTAATAATTCATTATCGAAAAAAGAAGTATTTGTCATTCTTAAGGTATGTGTTGGGTTAACACTACAACCTGTTACAATTACTTTATCATTATAATTTACGGTAAGACCTGATAAATCAATGTTAAAAATGTATCGACTAAACCCTGTAGGGTTCGCAGAATTAGATAAGTTACCATAAAATAGCTCGATAATAGGGTTTCTACCCGTATTAGTATAAGAGTTAAATAATATTGTATTTGACTTACTGAAATAAGACCTATAAAT